ATCACTTTAATGGGGTGCGCGATGACTCCAGTAAAGCCTACAAAACCAACGATAAAGACAATAAAAGTTGACTCGCTTGTTTGTTTCACCAAGGATGACGCAACAGCTCTTGGTGTATACATACTGGAGCTGGAGAAGTGAATGATTGATCTAAGTGATGTGTTAACTATAGTTGGGCTAGTCCTGGGATTATCTGTTCAAGCTGTAATCACTGTTAACTGGATGAACACTAAGTTTGATAATCACCAGAAAATTATTAATGATAGATTTGACGAGTATCAGAAAATGATAAACGCTAGATCTGAAGCAAGCAATAGGATGTTGATTGATAAATCGGAGTCTACAGATAAATCATTCTCGGCCGTGCACAGGCGGATAGATGATGTAAAGGACTCATATGTAAAGAGGGTTGATCTGGATAGGGATCTGTCTGCGATGCATACAGTTCTTGGATCAATAAAAGCCGACTTGCACAGTCAAACAGGAGAGGTAAATCACAGACTTGACAGGCTTGTAAAGATACTTCTTGATAACAAACAAAGATCCCAACCAGAGTAAATAATAAGGCCGCTTATATCCCTATAGCGGCCTTTTTTATTCGACCTATACCTTAGTACCTCTTTTCTCTAAACGTCCCTTAAATCGACTATAAAACGCCTTTAATCTATATCTTTATAAGTCTTATCGTACCTTATAGCTTTAAACCTTGGCTCTCTGTAAGTTCCATCAGCAAGCCTCTTCATTGCTTTAATCTCTACAACTCTCCCTTTTATTTCCTCTGGGTTCGCCCACCATTCATCCCTTTGTTGATCAGTCATCCCTGAAACACTATGCCTTCCAAAATCCTTATCTTCAAGAATAAGAGCACCTAGTGTTCCAACATATTTCCCTTCACCTTCTGTCATGCCTACTACAATAAGATCAGCAGCTACCTCTTCCTTGATCTTCATTAGATCATAGTTTCTTTTATCTGGAGAGTATGGAGCATCAACTCTTTTCAATACAACACCCTCTCCACCGTTCATAAGAACCTCACTTGCCACTGCCTCCCAAACTTGCTTTGAGTTGCTAGTTGCTAGAATTGGGCTAGTTCTTATGCTAGGGTGATCCAACTCCCTTACAATAGCGGAAGCCATTGCATACCTATCAGCGAATACTGTATCCACACCTTCAAGCGGAATGTAATCATGTACCATTAGATACACTCCTTTTGCACTACAATCACCAATGGTTCTATTTAATATTCCATTCATGATGTGGAAATCAGGCACACCTTCAATAAGTATTTCAAAGATCAACCTTCCTGAAAATACATTTTGTATATCCTTCCCGAACTCCAATAGTGAAGGAATTGGCCTTCCTTGCCTGGAGCAAATGAACTCGCAACCATCCATATACCCATACCAGCCATCATGCTTTTCAAAAATATTATACTCATGACCTATATACTTTGGATTTTTCTTATCAGATTCCTGGAACATATGTAGTGCTTTCTGTGGCTTCATATTATCTTCACCTTGAAGTATTCATTTAAATTTACAATCTCTGTAACGTCTACCTTTCTCCAGTCTGATTTTATGCTACCTCTTATCAGATACCAATCTAGCCCAACTCTTCCAGATTCAGCTATCTTCCTACCTAGCTGTTCATATTTGTATCGCCCTATCGTGCAAGTTATTAGATCTGTATCATCTTCAACTTTGAAGTTAAGATATAGATTATCATCATCTATTCTCTCACCATTCCGCTTTGTAAGGAATACGTGCTCATTAAGATCACGTAAGTTTCTATCAGAAAGACACCCTATGAATACATACTCACCTTTCCCATTTACATCTACAATCTTTACAGGCTTGGTGTCTAGCCCAACCTTCTTATAGTCATTATACAAGTGGCCCCAGTAATGCTCTGCTGGAAATATTATATCAAAATCTGTCTTAGGATTCATTAGGGCTTTGTATAAAGATGGTGTCAAAGGCTTTCCACCTTTACGTGCTGTCATGATAGCCTTGGCCTTGGATAGACCTATGCCTTTTATGTTCTGCAATCCACCTATAAGAATTCCATTCTTATGAGACCATTCTATCTCACTTAGATCAGCATCAACTGGAACATACTTCATTGATTCATTTTTAACAAGATCCCTTAGCAGCTTAACAGCATTCCCTGGATCACTAGCATTGTTAAGACTAGCTACAGCAAACTCCATTGGATGGTTAGCCTTACACCAAGCTGTCCAATATGATACCAAGCCATAACTTACGGCGTGGGCCTTGTTAAATGACCAGCTTCCAGAAGCGGAAATATCTGTCCATAGTTGAATAGCGTCAGCCTCTTTGTACCCTTTCTCTAAAGCTCCATTTACAAACTTATCCTTGTACTTTCCAAAGAATTCATCACCCATAGATTTAGACATAGCTCTTCTGAGTGTTGATGTATCAGACCAACTTAATCCTCCTATTTCCCTTGCTATATTCATAACCTGTTCTTGGTATACAACAATACCAAAAGTATCACCAGTAATATCCATATGTGCATCAGAATAATATGATGGCTCTTCAACTCCAGTAGAGTATTTAATATACCGAGCAGTACCTCCACTATTAAGAGCGCCTGGACGTGCCAAGGCTGTAATCGCAGATACGTCATTAAAGTCATTTACTCCCATCTGTTTTACAATAGTTTGTAGCGCCATTCCTTCAAATTGGAATACTCCAGAAAGCCTTTGATCATTGAACAACTTGTAAGTATTAGCATCATCCAGCGGAAGTTTGTAAAAAAAGTTATATGGTTTCCCAAGTTGTTCTGCTACAGATTCTAAAATACTTAGTGTTCTTAATCCAAGGCAATCTATCTTTAACAATCCAATATACTCAGCATCCTTCTTATCCATCATTACAATATCATCACGATTATTGAGAGCGCCGTATGTGCACAAAGGAAGTGTTGATACTATTATCCCAGCAGCGTGCTTCCCAGCATGCGATGCGTGATTCTCAATATGTTCAACAAGAGCCATCTTTGGATGATTTATGATGAACGCTTTCCCAGCATCAGTTGAATTAAATGTATCTGCAATACACATCGCAGCACGAGCATCACCTGAGCTTCTTTCTATTATAGCATCTTTAACAGCTGTAGTTTCATAAGTAGGAACACCTAATGCTTTAGCAAACTCTCCTATGGCAGATTTGGCTTTTAGCCTGTTTATATTAGCTAGGCACATAACCTTATCTTTCCCATACTTATGCTTCAAGTATTTTACAACTGCATCCCTTTTCTTATCTGGAAAATCTATATCAATATCAGGAAGGTCGAATCTATTTACATCTATAAATCTCTCGAATATTAAGTTATGTTTTACTGGGTCAACTTCAGTTATCCCTAGTAGATAGCAAACTAAACTTCCCGCACTACTTCCGCGTGATGGACCTACTAGCATATTCTTCTTAGCATGGTTTATAAGATCAGCAACTATTAGGAAGTAATCTACATAATCTTTATCTTTTATCAGTTTGATTTCATAGTTAAGTCGTTCTTGGTATTTATCATCCCAGTCTTTTACTTTCCCCATTCCTAGCATACACTTAGCCATTATATCATGAGAGCCAGACCATTTAACCATATCAGATTTAGGTATTGACGCACTACATGTATTAGCCACTAGGTAAGCATTCTGTATAGCAACTTCATCTTTATATTGGACCAGCCAATCTTCTTCACTAAGGATATGCTGATCATAAGTACAATCCTCAAAGTTATAGCTATATCCAGATCCTTGCTTCCTGGCTCCAGCTAGAAGCTCATATACATCACGATCACCCGAATGCGGAAAGAAGTTGTTATCTATTGCTATTGACTTTGGCCCAACATACTTGTTCTCATATCCTTGGCCTATTGCTATAAAGTCATGCTTACAAGATGTTATACAAGGAGCTATCATTATGACGTTGCTTGATATCTTAGCAACATCTGTATACATTAGCTTTGGAACATAATAGAAATTATCATAAGCCTTTTCAACAAGCTTGTACAATTCCTTTAACCCTTCGTTGTTCTTTGCTATAAATATCCAGCTAGTATTACAAACTCTTTGTTGAGATTGATTAGGCAGCACGTGAAGCCTTACTCCAAAGATAGGTTTGAATCCATGCTTCTCAGCCTCTTTCATCAGCGGAATGTGCCCGTATGTATTATTAAGATCTGCTATGCCTACAATCCCACATACAGATTTCTCATGTATGCGAGACATAGGCATATAGCATTTCTTAAAACTAAACTCTGTTTTAAGTGCTATATGCATAATATTAAATCATCCCTTGTTTGCACATTTCAACATAACACTTGAATAAAGCGTTGACATCAGTCTTGGCTCTGTGAGCATCATCAAAGCCTTTCCCAAAGAAGTGCTCATGAAGTCTGGTAAGGTTCATCCTTCTCTGTTCTATATAGATAGACTTCTCTACGGTACAGACATGCTCTCTCGGCCACGGGAATTTAAGAACTCTGTTTATCCTTACCAATTCATTAGCCAGCATTGATCTATCAAAAGCAAGATTGTGAGCAACCAGTCTATCAACTCCAGTCATAAACTTTGCGATCCTAGAACACTCCGCTGAGAAGGTTGGACTATTTGCTAGACTCTCATCAGTAAGCCCAGTAATCCTGGTTATCTCACTACTCAGCGGAATAGGTACTTTGAAAAGAGATTCATAATCATCTATCTTGACTATAGATCCATCATCCATATGCTCAACCTTCAGCATATATAGATCAGTTATGTATGGTTGCTCTTCTATCTTGCTAGCACCAGGCTTAATCAAACCTGTTGTCTCAGTATCAAATATTACAGCTATCATTATATTTTCCTTGTAAGTTTTATGTTAAATCCAAGTGTATTATTTGTTCCAAAAATTACATCCTGATATCTTCTCTCTGATCCATCTTCTCTTGTATTTGAGTGAGAGTGTGATTCTGTATTATGAATAATTTCAAATCCAAGATCTGTAAAAGTCTTCACTGTTCTATCAAACTCATCACTTGATAGATATGCACCTAAGTGACTAAGAAATGGCTTCTGCCTTTGATTAAACTTGTTATGCCAGTGATCCATATCACTAGATGTAATATACTCAACTTCTGCTCCATCAATAAGATTATGGAAGAAGCTAAGCATGAGAGGGGAGTTTGGATTATCTACAGATGACATCATCAGCTTATCAGTATATGGGATTTCTCCAAATGTATTACTTACATTTTTAATCACCCTGTTGTGATAATCCTCATCAGGTATACATATCGCAATCTGGCTAAACTTTATCATCCAATTTCTCCAAGCTGTTAATTGCCATTATTGCATATCCAGCAATATCAACAAGTGTATCAATCAATTCAATTTTCGCAGATTCATCTGGAAGCCTTTTTAGTATTCCAAACACCCTATCAGTTTTGCGCCCAATGCCTTCATAATAGCTCTTTGTAGCTTGTTCAACATAGTCACTAGCACACTTTCCACCTCCATACATATTGGTTTTCTCTAGCATCATATCAAGTATTGATGATGCTATCACCTCATTCCTGAAGTGGAAAGGTATGCAATTTTCAACCCTCTCTGATAATCTTTTCTCAATAGAATCATCAGAGCACTCAAAAACAAATCTATTCCCCATAGTGTATCTCCGAACCTGATAGGTGTTTACATCTATCTCGTGACGTTACCAAGAATGCAATGAATTCCGCTGTGGTAGCTGCGCTTGGGCGCTCACCAGATACTGAAATTTTATTTCTATATGCTACAGTTTCCTCTTCTGTCCAGAATCTCACAAGCGGAATATCAATATCATTCTGTTTAGTAAGGCCAGTATCAGATATCTGATTAGGTGATATTGCAAATACAGTAATTCCAGACAGCTCTCTTGCTATTTGCTTGGTAGCCATTACAAGTCCTGCCTTTGATACATTGTATGGTAGTGAAGTTCTGAATGGCTTCCTTGCTCCAGAGGATGTTATATTAAGAACTATTCCACCATCAGCAAGTTGCGGAATCAAATGCTTTGTAAGAAAAATAGGAGCATTCAGATTTACATCCATTATGCTTTGATACTTTTCATATTCAAGATTGTTAAGCCAGCTCATATAGTTTGATCCAGCACAGTTTATCAAACAATATACCGAGCTCAGTGTATTATCTAATATCATATCATATAAACTTTT